GGTTAGTCGATGGCTCTGTTTGGGTAGCTGATGCTGTCCTAGATACTCCTATTTGATTATTAATAAAAATAGGAGTATCTAGGCCAGCCCCAACACTAGACGGGCTAGCGGTTTCAGCCGATTTTACAGATGCTCTTTTTGCTTCAGTTTTTTGGCTCATCCTGGCTGCTGTTAGGTCAAAAAGTTCGTGCCAATTTTCAGCCAAGGAGCATATACGGGTCAGACCGGTTTTGCTTTCCTTCCACGTTACCTCCGGCTGGTAGAAATACTCATATTCCCGTTTCCCATCTCTTCCCCGCGTCCGTCTGGACACCAACTTTATGCCTATCAGCCCCAACAATTTATTAAGGTACTTGATGCCGTCCTTGCCCGGCTCCCCCAGTATTTTCCGAATGCCTTTGCGCTCTCCACCTTTCAAGAGCTTTTTAATTTCTATTGATTTATTAGTCCAAGAAGCGTCAGCAGGATTTAGGAATTGTATTATGTTGAGTTCGCGAAGTGCTTGGAGTTTCAGCCAGCGGGTGCTGTGGTCAGGTAGGAAGGATTCAAGCCCGCCCGATTCCCATTTAGATTTCTGCAAGTATTCAGCATCCTCTGGATTGTGGAATAGCCAAGAATTCTCTAATTGAGATAATAGGGAACTATCCTTACCTCGAATTCTGTGTACAAATTCCCATTTCCACAGTTCTGTATTTTCAATTGCTGGCAATCTTGCTTTGAGAAACGCTTTTTCAGCTTGGCATCTTTCGGGCCACCTTGCTTTGTTTCTGCGAGATATTTCTTGAGCTTCCTCTAGCGCGATATCAGGAGAGTCGAATATTTCCTGTGATTCTTGCTCCTTGCAGGCAGTTTTTTTGTTAGCATGGTCGCCGGATTCATCTTCATTCAATATCGGCTCATTAACCTCGTATCCGCCGTCTATCAAGGCTTCTATCAAGAATTCTCTTAGATTGGATTTCTCTAAATTCTCCTGAGCTTTGTAGTGACAATAGGCGTAAAATAGCGGGTCATCCAATTGCCGGAGAATGTCAGCCCTGACAGCTTCTTCATACTCTGATGGGCATAGCAACGTGCTTTCAATAGAAATAGTAGCTTCTATTTGATGCCTGATTTGATTATCGTAATACGACTTTTTATCGTCACTGCTGCTAAGCCCAATTTGAGGGCAAAGAACCGAGATTTGATTGATAGGATGCCTTACACGCCGTAACATCTGGATTAGTGAATTAATCCCCAGATTCCCGCAGAACAATCCGAATACATCCGAAAACTTTCCAGACGTGCTAATATCAAGCCCGTTCTCAAGTGTAGGGGTATACGCAAACCAGTTCAGGATTTCTTTTTCAAGATGGGCATCGGGGTTGGTTTGTAAGGCAGTTTCTTCAGGGTCATTTGAGTTTTTTGAGCATACTAAAAGGCCTTTACCTTTTACCTCGGTTAGGCTCAAGGCAAGGGCTTCTGATTCGGCTACAGAGCAATCTGTGGCAATTACTGGGCAATCCGAGGCTAGGATTCTATTAATAAAGTCCTGTTTTTCGGCTGCTGTCGCAGTTGCCTTTTCAGTTTGGTAAACGCTAATTTTCGGGCAATTCCCTTTGTATTCGTTCAGGTATTTTGTGATTGGCTTGTTGCCCGCGAGCTTTGCAATCACACTAACTGTGTAATCTGTTAGATGCCCATCCAGCAAAATTATTCGGCTAGCATCTTGACAAGCTTGAGTGAATAGTTGTTTAATCGCTTCCCTATTGTGCTTCAGAGTCGGGGACATTAGTAAGTGCCTGATAACGCTTTCGGTTTCATCCAAAATGATTGTCGCGCCTTCAAAAATATCAGGAGGAAGTTTGAGCAGCGAATCAAAGCACAGGCATAGGCGGGCGTTAGGGTCGCGAAACATCAAATACCCATTGTGAGCATCAAGGTGGTAAAACTCGCATTTTTCGGCTGTCTGGAGTAACAGCCCATTCCGACTCCCCAAAACAATGATTCTGCCTTCTGGATTGCTGGCAATGATATCTTTGAGCCATTGAGTCTTCCCCGTTGCTAGACCGCTTTTAACGGCTGTAATTGTGCCGGAGGCTGGTGCGGGTGCATGAAAGAATCGGGAGTTGATTATGCAATCGGGAATGTAATTCCTATAGCGCCGCCACTGTGCTTTTATTTCCAGCTTTCGGCAATCTTGAGCGTCAGTAATTACCTTGGCAAGATTACCGCCCCCAACTACAAAATCATCAGCACCTTTGTCCGGGCCTGGCAAAAGTGCAACTTTAACAATTGCACTTTTGAATAATTTGCTTAAAGTGCTGGACGCTTTGAATTCTGAACTTTGTGAATAATCCCCAGTTCGGTAGTCGAAGAGAACTGTTATTGCACGACCTTCTGTGTCAAACGGTTTGAGTGATTCGTGGAGTTCTCGTGCAGTTGCTCTTTGATATTGTGTTCCATCAGCTTTTGTGACGCTCTCGCCGCGTTCGGTAACTTTGTACCCGGTGTTTATTCCTGGTAATCCGATTGCTGCATACCCGCGACTGATTACCGCTGCTGCTTTCTTTTCACCTTCAGTAATTACAATTGGGCAATGATTATTAAGTATCAAATCCCAAAAATCAATCCATTCTCCCCGTAACCCAATTACAGGAAATTCTGGTACAGGCAAATTAGCCTTGGCTAGTATCAGTTTCCCAATACTTTCATTTACTAAAGGAAAGAAGATTTCTAATGGCTCCCCTTTAGGCTGGAAGTATGTCCGGGGCTCCAAGCCAAATCCTTTGCGTTCTTTTTTTTGCTTGTAGCCAAGCGGTATCCCATCAAGTTGTTTAAAGCGGCCATTGCAAGTCCAACCCCTCGCAGGTTGACCCGCAGACCAGTAAATACCTTTTGCTTTGATAATCCCAAATCTGGCTGCTTTGGTATCTCCGGCTAAATCTGCGGGTAGATAAAATTTGTTGCCTAGCGTATACCCAGCACTCCCAGTACACCGAGCAAGATTGCGGGCCACCTCTACACTGCTGCCACCGCTGCTATCGCTATTAGTCGTTTTATCTGTTTCGCTGTAGAGGAGTCCGTAGGTCGCAAGGCCTTGTGAGGCAAGGAAATTCAAACGGGCAATATCCTCATCAATGCCTGATTTCACTATCAGGTCATTGTACAAAAGATAATCGAGTGATACTTTGTTACTCACAATATACCCCCAATTACTTGATTACCTTGGGTATATTGTGCTAAGCTAGAGCTACAGAAAAAAGTTTCAAGTTTTTCGAGAAAGATGTTGCCAAGAGGCAAAGTATAAGCTATCATATAAGTTACAGATGCCGATTTACGGCTAGCCCTAATTTTGTTTGTTCCGTTAAGACTTCAACAAAGTTAGGATGTACGGGAAAAATAAACTCAAAAAGCAATTCGTTTGTGGGCGGGTTGCTTTTTGATGTGAGAGCAGTCTCAAAGCGCTAGCTGCGGGCAAAGACACGGTTCAACTGCTCAACACAAGTTAATTTTATCAGGTTTCTATATTAAATACAAGAGTCTCTGTAAATAATTACTATTAAATATGGTTTTATTCAATAGCTTCGTAACACACTTAGTATGTTGCTTTCTCGTGTTTGCGGTAGAGTGCAAGACGGTTTAAGTAAGACGTGACCGTAAACAATCTGTAAACAATCTGTAAACAAAAGTGTTAACAAATAGTGTGTTGCATAGTTCATTATCTTGAAGTGAGGTTTTGTGAATTGTTGCTGCAACTGTTACGCTGTAAGGATTCCGCTTGATTGCAAATATTACAAAAGACTCTTTATGAAATTCGTAAACAGAAAGCGTAAACATCATTTTATTACTAGACAAACACTAGCGCATGATGCAAAAAGCGAGCGAGCGAACTTAAAATAAATCAAGAAAAGCTTGTCATCACCCAAGTAATCGTGTAATATAGAAAAAACCACCCAAGAGAGTTTAGATGTTCTTGGGTGGGTGTTAATTTACCTAATCTAATCTACCATGAAAAATATCGAGTCGGCAACTAGCTTTGTTTGGGGTGAAGACGACGAGCCTAAAAGACTTGCCAATAATGGAGAATCAAGCCTGGAAGACGCATTCCCCGACCTGTTTTCGGACGAAGACCTAAATACAGGCAAAGAAGTCAGTTTTGAGCGAACTAGAGCTTTGATTCAAGAAGCCGAGACTGATACTGGGGCTGACTATTTTGACGGAGTTGAATTATTTATTGCTGAAATCTCTCCAAAACTAGCTGAAGAATTATTATCCCTAAACATGGAAAATAATCGACCAGTGGGTGAAGGATTCATCTTGGATTACTCTAAGCTGATGAAAGAAGGCCGATGGGGTCTTTCGGCTCCATTAATTTTCTCAAATACGGGTTATTTGATTGATGGACAGCACAGGCTTAGTGCGGTAGTGAGAGCCAAATCCTCTCAGCGTTTTGTTGTGATAATAGGGCTTCCAGATACTGTCTCGACAAATATTGACCGAGGTCGTAAACGTACTACCGTGGACGTTTCAAGAATGTATGGCTTAACTTGGGTAGACTCTAAGCATACGTCAGCGGCTGCTTTTATGCAAGCCAAGCTTAGCGATGCTCGTGTCTATCATCCCAAAAAGACTGCAACAGAAGACCTAGTTATCTTTCTTGGCAAATACAGGAACGGGCTAGAGTTTGCTGTTAACAATCTAGCAGGTAATGGGATCTGGAATATGGGAGGTGTCTTAGCGGTGATTGCTAAAGCTTATTATTGTCGCACTGAAGAAAGAGACAGGCTGAAAGAATTCTGTGCTTGCGTGAAAAACAAGAGAGTGGAGCGAGGCAATATAGACAATGCCGCCGTGTTATTCAATGGCAAACTCTCTGATTTACGAGCAGACAGAGATTCAAAAGGGGGGCGAGTATGGTCTGTCAAGACTCAGACTCTTATTATTCAATACTGTCAGACTGCTTTATTTCATTTTTTAAATGAAGTGGACTTAAAGCAACTTCACGCAATAAAAAAAGAACTATTTCCACTAATTGCGGACATAGATTGCATTTCTTGAAATAGGAATGTGCATATCTTCTCTCTCTCTCTGTTCCGGCTGTGAGCTTGTCTTGCCAAGTAATGTAATTAACTACTTGGCATGGGTGAATCTCTTGCCAATATAATTCAATACCGCCGATGCCCAACAATGTGCCAGTAGCGTTAGATTACTGGATAGCACAAAACCGCAGATTCAAAGACATTAACCCCTAGTGAAGGTCAATTTAAATCTATGTTATCTAAAATGTTTCGGTCATTACCAACAGTTATACTTGCGGCTGTGAATAACGCTGCAATTGAAAACCTCAAGAGAAGAGGTCGCCTGTCTCTTTGTAACGCAACAAACGAAGTTTCTGTGTCTCAATACAAACTGTGTACTATTAAGGTTAATGCAATGAGAAGCGAATACTACACGTGTAGTTACTCAATATATTTCGGTGACATCTTGTTATCTAAGGGTGATTACTGTTTTAATACGGAAGAGTCAAGAATCGAGGCGCGGGGATGGATTGACAACCAAGAAGCTTTGGTTGACGGTAAATTGGCGAGGATGAAAAACAAGTTAAATTTAGAGTAAATTGTAGAACTCTATTTTTACTTTTAATAAAAGAAGTACAACATCTATGACTGATCTAACAGAGTTTGACTTTAATACTCAACAAGTTCGAGTAGTTACTATTGAAGGACTGCCTTGGTTTGTGGCTAATGACGTTTGTGTCATTTTAGGTCTTGAAAATGTTAGTCAAGCATTGAGCCTTTTAGATGAAGGCAAGAAAAGTATTGCTTCTGTAGACACCATTGAAGGCAATCAAGATATGTCGGTAATTTCAGAGTCTGGAATGCTTGTCTTAGTTTCCTCAAATGAAAAACCAGAGGCTAAAGAGTTCCGCAAGTGGGCGATACTTGTGGTCTTTCCGGTTGTATTCAGAACTAACAGTTATTCCCTTGAGTGGCTTGATTAAATGCAATTAATACGCTCAAATCTTACCCACCAACCCGGCAGTCACACCGGGTTTTTTTGATACTTGACGTATTCTTATTAACCTGCTATTATTAAATCAATCGATACGTTTACGGCAATTGCGTGCAGTGAGTAGCGGTTTTAGTGTGTTTTCATTTGAAGTGGTTTTCATCTCAAGCCTGCGAAAGCGGGTTTTTTTATTAGAAAATTGGGTTGACAGGATTCGCATCTTCGATTACAATGGACTTAACCGAACCACGAAAACTAAATAATATTCAATCTTTCCATAACACTTTTGCAATTGCGGGAGTCGGTTTGACGCAACGCAACCTTGAAAACTAGATACACCAACGATTTCACACGTCGGCGGTCGCAATCAAGCTAAATTCCTACTAGGGATTGAAACTGATATTTTTCTTGGCTGCATATCCCGGATTGCGTCGCAATCAACCTAAACCCCTATCAGGGATTGAAACCTCCCAGTTGTACTCACCCATTCCAGTTTTCTGCCGTCGCAATCAACCTAAACCCCTATCAGGGATTGAAACTTCTCCGTGCTCTCCGATGCTCCAATGCCCGGTAAGTCACAATCAACCTAAACCCCTATCAGGGATTGAAACTGCGAACTCTGCCGAATTCTCGCTAACTTCCTTGCGTCGCAATCAACCTAAACCCCTATCAGGGATTGAAACATCTGTTTCAGAACACTTACCTCACCTTGCCAGCGTCGCAATCAACCTAAACCCCTATCAGGGATTGAAACAGTAGTTTTTGGTGATGAGCGGAAACCTGTCGGGTCGCAATCAACCCAAACCCCTATCAGGGATTGAAACGGCAAGAGTAAAGCTGCTGTGGACTTAGCTTTCTGCGGTCGCAATCAACCTAAACCCCTATCAGGGATTGAAACGGTTACTTACGCGACCAGTCAGGCCCTAAGCCGGGTCGCAATCAACCTAAACCCCTATCAGGGATTGAAACAAAACGCGAACAATACCTCAGCATCCCTCAATCGTCGCAATCAACCTAAACCCCTTATCAGGGATTGAAACGAAACGAACTCGGTCGCGGCCTTCTTCGACATTAACGTCGCAATCAACCTAAACCCCTATCAGGGATTGAAACATTCTAACTACCTTTTTGTTAACACCAACAGAAAGGTCGCAATCAACCTAAACCCCCACTAGGGATTGAAACGCAATAATCTCCAATCCCTACTAGGAATTAAAACGAAAGATTTCACCGGGATAATAAATCTATCCTTTTTGTTTTTGCCTGTAACGCCCACTTAGACAAACCAATTGAAACTTCCTTCTGTAGAAGTTCAAGGCTTAATTCGCCCCATTTTTTCGCTTTCTTTGTTGCTACCAATCCTGTGAACAGTGCTAGTTCATCGTTGACCGCCGCATTGATATCACGGTGACACTTCCAGCCGCAGGTACATTCATACAATTTAATTTTAGGGTCACTCATTGACGCCATCTTGTTTAGGCAGACTGGGCAAGTTTGCGAAGTGTAGGCAGCCGGATTTCTCAAAAAAGTACGTCCGTCACGTGCAGATTTCTGTTCTAGTTGTGCAATGAAATCGCCGTGTCCCGCGTCAGATAACGACTTTGCTAACCCAGTTTTTTGAGCTTTCCGGTTTTTCTTGTAGCCACCTTTCTCTGTATCTTCTTGTGGCTTAGCTTGTGCTCGAAGATTTTGTGATTGCAGCCCGTTTTCACAGGAAATAAATTGATAGTTGGTTACAATCTCAGAGCTAAGCTTTTGGTTGAATCCCTTGCGTTGACGTTTAATCTTCTCGTGTAGTTTGCCAATCCGATTCTGAATCTTTTTCTGTTCACTTGAAGGTGCTTGACAGTTCCACTTTAACTTTTGCCAGTACATCCCTCCGATTAGGGCAACACCTTCAGATTCACTTTTGATTTCACAAAGTTTTTTGGCTTTGTCAGGTGAGCAATTAATAAGAGCTTTGATGTCTTTGTGTCGCCGTTCAGGATGATTTAACCAGAGAATCAGTCGGTGAGTCATTTTGTTAGCTAGTTCTTTCTGAAGCTCCGCTAATTTAATTTGAGCGTTCCGGTAGTAACGCGGATTTCCGTACTGCTTGCCGTTGCTTAAACTGATAAAGCTGTCTAGTCCAGGGTCGATTCCTATCGACTTAGTTGTTTGTTTGATGCGTCGCCCCCGAACCAACTCGCCCGTTAATTGAACATAGAAGCCTGAAGCGTATTGGCATATTTTGAAGGCGGCAATTTCTGGAATTGTGCCGTCTGGATTTTTCCACCGACGTGCTAGTCCTTTTAGTCGCAATTCACGAAGACCTGGTATACCTATTAGAGATTGAGAGTTTACCTTGGGAACGATGACACCTTTTGGGTTGTTGTGAACCAGGGTTGCAACCTTGTCACGTCTGCGTTTAAACCGAGGTCGCCCCTTCTTTGCACCGTTCTGAACCCCGGCTCTTGACTTTGTGTACTCTTGCCAGCTAGTATCTAATCCAGCAAGAGCCCCAGAGCGAAACTTGTACGGCATTTCTGTCATAAATTCGCGGTGTGCTGTTAGGTTGTCCCCTTTGATGACTTGACCTAACCCGCCCGCCTGTTGCAAACCAGGCTTAGAAATCAACGTTTCACTGAAATCGACCGACAAAGGGCAACTGTAACCAGTAACCGACCCATGTTCTGAGTTCTGCCAGCCCCAAGATTCTTTCTTCTCTGCTGGCTGCGGAACCTTTACCCGCTTCAACTCTCGGATATACCAATGAGACTTATCATCGTAAATGACACTGTAGGGCGCTTGGATTATTGACTTACCCTTGTCTTTTGAAACGATTGCACCTTCCTCATCTACAAGGTGACTCCAATACTTCCAAGGTAATCGACAGCATGGAGCGTACCCGCCACTCTCTTTACCGTCTAAACCGTTTGTAGCTTTGTAGTAGTAATAATTTGTTTCAAAATCTTCTAAGGCTGACAATCCACAATTCCACACAGACTTAGAAATTTGCAACCACTTTTCTATTTTTTCTTTCTGTTCGAGAGATGGAAAACATTTAAATTCTAGTGTGAGCATAATTGAAAATCTTTTGCGAAGGGCTTTGCAAACTCAGTATATCATGTTATCTTAGTAATATAAAGGTAGGGAGCTTTCACCCCATTACCTGTGAGCTTTGACTCAAGAAAGCGAGTGTAGCGAAAGCAGCTTGAAGCTAGTCGTAAGACAGCAATCCTGAAAAATCGAAAGATGCGGGGAAACCCAAACAGGATAATTATCTGGTAGGGCAAAAGAGTGGGAACAATCTCGCTCTTTTGTTTTGGATTGAAACTACTCGTCCCACACAACCCCTCTCTTTGCCCATAACTTCGTAACGTCGTCTTGCAACTTCTTGTACTTCTCAATCTCGGCTCTTAGCGTTACTATCGTAATCTTCAGCGCTTCTGGTGACTCGTTATATCTTGGAATCTTTGACTTTCCTATTGCTTTACCACGACCAAACCGCAAGCAGGCAACCCATCCGCTACTGTCACAGCTATATAACGGATAACGCTCTAGTATTTGTTGTTTTGTAATTCCTAGCAAGTGGGTCTTTCTTAAAGTCCCTGTTTTCTTGTAGTGATTATTGACTTGTTTGTAACAATAATCCAACCATTTCATAACGACCGCGGGGCTTCTGCCTACCAGCCCTCCAAAGCCTATATATTCGTAGTTTTCTAAGTAGTAAATTAAGTGTTTGATATCCGCATCATAAGTGAAGATTGGAATAGGTTCTAAACCCATTTGCTCTAATCTGTGTAGGTTGATATCGGACTTTTCTTGAGAACCGATTACATCCAAGTTGAAGAAGCGTAAACTCTTTACTTTGCACTCCCACTGTTTCTTGAACTCTAGCGCCCATGTTCCATACTCTTTTACAGTAATCACTTTGCCCGTCGTGTAAGCAGTAAAAGCGCCAGAATCTATGAGTATTCTTGGTAGTAATCTGTCGTTGACGCAGGTGTCGAACAAGTTCGATATCTCTTGCTTGTCTGCAAAAGTTGTCAGGTGAGATTGATGATTAATTTTCACTTGTTCTGTGGCTTTAGTAGCAGAATGTCTAGCAAGATGAATTAACATATTCCAAGTCTTTGTAAACCCTTCAAAAGCTTGATTCCGGTAAGCGAAGCTCATTAAGTGGCAGGGAAATTTCACATCCACCAACGATTGATACTGCCCTCTCTCTGGAGTGGCATCGGCAAGATGAATCAACATACTATAATACTCTTCCCATTGTTCTCTTTGATTGGGATAGGCGAAGCTATAGAGAGAATTTGCATAACTTTGTTCTCCCATTAAGCTTTGCAACTTAAGTTCCCTTGTATTCTTGCAGTTGTGTCCGTCAAGTGTAGAAACATTGAAGATATTTTTGCCGTTACTTCGGGCAAGTCTGCATAGGTCGATAAATGATTTAAAACTAATCCAGAGCCATAAATTTCCTTATGGATGCGTTTGTCCCTAGACTGCACCCGCAAAGTAAATCAACATACTATCAACCTACTCCTATTTATTTTCTGAACTGCCAGATAGGGTCGGCAATCCCTGCCTCCGTGAACCCTTTATCCCGTAAGATGCAAGCGTGGCACTTTCCGCAGCCGCCTTTTTGTCCGGCATAACAGGTATGAGTTAGGGAGAAAAGCTCGTTAAACTTTTCCGCGCCTAATATTTCGTGAGCGAGTTGTACTGATTCTGCTTTGGTTAAATCCATTAGCGGCGTATGGATTTTAAACTTTTCCTCTCCGTAAAAACCCTCATTCAACGCGGTTTGTATCTTGTCAATAAAGACTTGCCTACAATCCCAATAACCCGCAAAGTCTGCTTGGCATACACCCGTAAAAATATCTGTAATTCCCAAGCAATCAGCTCGATTAGCTGCTACGGTCAAGAACAAGGTATTACGACCGCTAATAAAAGTCGGCTCTACTCCCGATGGCAATTCTTCTGGACTGTCGTAAAGCCCAAGTGCGCTGCTACTTATTAGCGGAGAACTCCCTTTCAAGATGGAAGAACCTAAGTCGATAATTTCTAATGGAATCGACAAGAAATCTGCTATTTTTATAGCCGACTGCACCTCGGTTAAATGCTTTTGTCCATAGTTAAACGTGACGGCAAAAACTTCATCAAATTGCTGTTTAGCGATGACCGCGCACGTCGTTGAATCTTGACCACCGGATAATACTATTAATGCCTTCGACATGACTTAGTTCCTTGTTTAGTGAAGAATCAAATTCAGAGCTTCCTGTCTTGCACTCGCATCGCTCTTAAATACGCCGGAAATAAAGCTTGTTCTAGTGCTGGAATCTTGCTTCAGAATGCCTCGCGCAATCATGCAGGTGTGAACACCCTCCGTCACTACGATAACTCCTAGCGGAGACAGGTTATCCATAATGGCTGTACCAATTTGCTGAGTAAGTCGCTCTTGAAGCTGTGGATTTTTCGCAAAGTGGGTTACGATTCGCCCGAACTTACTAAGCCCCAGTACGCGACCGGTTGGGATGTAACCGATGTGTACCTTTCCGTAGAAAGGGAGTAGGTGATGTTCACACATACTTTGATAATTGATATCTCGGACTACTACCAACTGGTCATTGTCACACTCAAACGACTTGAACAAGTCTCCCACGTCACTGTCGTTCGAGTTGAATTCTTTCCAGTATCCTAAGATTCTTCGCGCGGTATCTGGCTCAACCTTTCCCTTCCAGAAGTTAATCAACAAAGCTTCTAGTAGGACTTGACTCTGGTTCGGGTGAGTAGTAACAGCTTGAAGTGCAGGTTTCATTAATCTTGACTCCTAGTAAATCGGGAAGAATGGGTTTAACGCGGTCATATATCCAGCGAGAAATGGCTTCGCTGGTTGGAGACTCAAGCCCTAAAGTGTCATTGAGGTAGTGATGGTCTAAATAGTCGTCAAGTATTGGTTTGAATGCAGCCTTGACATCGCTATAGTCCATGACCATTTGGCGCTTACTACCTGTCTCGATTAACTGACTGCTGCCGAGGTAGAGGCTACACTGCCAACTATGTCCGTGTAATCGCTGACATTTCCCATCATGGTAAGGCAGTTGATGTGCAGCTTCAAAAGTGAAAGTTTTGCTAATCGTCCAAGGCATTCTATTATATCCTGTAATTACTTAACTTGTTAAGCGACTTTTTGATTATCTCACTCCTATTAATTTATGCGTTTGTAGTGACAGCTTGACCTCGTTTTCATTGGCTAGCCCTATCAACATCTCAAGGCTCTGACTCATGATACCCCATTCAGGCTGAATATAGACAGGCTTGCTTTGCTCTTTGAAGTGTTGAACTAGGCTTGAATAGTAGTCAAAATCAGACTCCTTCGATATTATTAATTTTAATTCATTCGCTCTTTGAGCAAGTCGCCTGTCAATTAGTGCGTCCTTGTTTAAATGCTCTTTCGGAGATAGAGTTACCCACTCATTTGTCAAGGTATCGCTGAATTTAATCCCAGAAGTTTCGATACTAACTCGCTTGTCAAACAGTTCGAGTAATAAGTACGCAAAATTTAAATTAACAAACGGCTCGCCACCAGTAACAACGACATTATCGCTTAGCAATTCCGTTTTGATTTCATCAGTAGTCATTTCATGGTAAACTGGCGGCTTCTTCTCGTTTGCCGAGTAACCCGTGTCACAGAAGTAACAACCAACAGGACAGCCGAACAGTCGGACAAAGCTGCACGGCATACCTGCGTTGAAACCTTCGCCCTGTACCGTTAAAGGGATAATCTCTTGAACTCTTAGTTTTCGCATAGTTTTGACAACGCATTGCCGAGTAGATTGGGTTTAGTAGACTTCACGCCAAGAAAGCCTAAAACAAGGCTTTTTTTGTTCGCGGGGATTTCAAATTTTAACGTGATTGTTGCCTCTTCATTGTCTTCATTGTCTTCCTCTTTCTCCGCGTCATCTAAGCTGTTCCAGTCGTAGTCAGCTATAGCCGTATCTGCTTCTAGCTGATTTAGTAATTCCTTAAATTCGTCGGGGTTGTACCCGGTGTCAAATATCTCGTCTTCAAACCTGTTAATTTCTGCCAGTAAAACTTCTAAGTCGTAACTCGATTCACTGGATTTGTTGTCAATAAGTCGAGCTTTGTCCGCAACATCTTTGGAGACGTCCAAAATGATGACTGGAACTTTCGTTAACCCCATCTTTTGTGCAGCTAGCAGTCGCCCGTGTCCTTTAACAATAACGAACGATTTGTCTGTGACAATTGGTTGGTCAAATCCGGTCAGTCCGATAGAGCGAATGATTTTTTCTATCTGTTCTGGTGGGTGCAGTCTAGCGTTAGCATGATACGGTCTAATCTTTTCGATACTTACCAGTATGGATTCCATTTGATTTAACCTTTGACACTACGGATGGTGTTACTAGAAGAGCTAGAGGATTAAAACCATTGGTTTCGTAATGAGTTACGGTACTAATTTACCACAATCAAACTAAAACCTATTGGAATTGAACCTTGAAATCAAAGCCTAGTGTCGAATATCTTGACAAGATTAACAGTATCGTCTATAATGATGATATTTGCCACTTCCTTCAATAATATCGTGCAATTACTCCCTAATAGCGACTCACCGCAATCCGAAATTGAGATTAACCAGCAGTTGCAACTATCTAGTAGCGACTCACCACAACCTGGAGATATCGAAGAAATTAACTGGCAGTTGCAGCTAGTCAGCAAAGTACAAATTAAACGGTGTAGCAAATGTGGAGTTTTCTCCAAGCTGTATCAAAGTATCCCGCCAAAACAACTTGACGCTTGGTGCGATGACTGCTTTGTCAATACTCCAGCAATAGAACGCACTCGCAAAACCTCAGTCGGTGAATATTGGAAGTTGATACAGAAACAAGAAAGGGAAGCTCAAGAAAGAGCGGAATTAGTAGCACAGTTACAGGCACAAAAGAAATTGCTAGCCGAAAAACGTGCTGAGGACAAGAAGAATGCACCCAAAAAGTCAAAAAAGAAGACCGTGGAAGGCACTTATTCGTTAGTCCTAGACTTTGGGGAATTGAGCGTTGATACAGAGGAAGACAAAGCACGGGACGCGATACTGGCACACGATGCACGACGGGCGTACATTGCACGAGCGCAAGATAGGACAATTTTTGATGAAGACTACTATGGTGAACGGAATGATGATTAGCCGTTCAACCACGGTATAATTGATATGCAGTTGCAAGTTATTGCTATGTCATCAATCGATAAAGCGTTTTATTCTCGGTTCGCTCCTGTTCTCAATGAGCCTGGATGGTTTGAGACTGGTGCGCTAGGCTACGGGAGTGTTTTTTTCAGAAATATAATTCACCAGGAGCCTGGTATCGAGATAACTGTTGGGATAGTTGTATATCCGAGTAGTTGGTGCTACTGTGCTAATTATTGTACATTAGCTTCGGGGAGTGGGATTAACGTTAAACCTATACGAGTGGAAGCGCCTTGGACGGAAGTGCGCGATTACTACTTGAAGCACGGCCTGTCGGCGTATGCTACTTACAAAAAAGACTTAGCGGCTGGTTTATTGCTGGCGTTGAGATAGAAGAAAGTAAGCAAATTACCACGGAAAACAAAGCATGAATACCGATGTACTTTTTCACGGTTCTGACAAAAAACACATCAGAGAACTAGAGATAATAAAAAGAGAGTTGAGCTTTATTGGAGTTAGCGTAAAAGAACAGCTCTCTGATGTTGAACATCTCAAGCGCTGGATGTTGGACTGGGAAGGGCAAGAAGCAGAACTGTGGTGGAGCAACAAGAATGGCTGGGATGTTGACCCTGTAGAGGGGGAGACATTAGGCAGTAATTGGAGAAATTTTAGTATTGATTCATACTTGAGAGGAAGAGGAGTTAACACTTATTTGTGGTATTGTGAGGATTGAAACTAAGTATGTCTGAATTGTTAGCGAAGTTGCAGGTCGAATATCCTGATTTATACGACCAGTGGGTCAACTATTGTAGTTTTCACGATGTTAAACCAGATGGATTGTCTCTGGCTATGCTCAAACTGTGGCTGGAGAAGAGGCATCCCGATTTTTTAATATGGATTCAATGAGGCAAAGACTTGAATAATTGTAATTTTAGCCGTCTTGAAAGACGGGGCTTTTACCCAGTTTTCTGGTAAAATAGCTCTAAACGTACTTTGTCCATAGGTACTATGTCAGAAAACAAATTAATTCTACCTTCCGAAGTTGGTGAAGTGTCAGACGGGTTTCACACTTTTAATGAATTGTACGACCATCGCTGCACCTTGTTTCTCGCATTGTTAACGTTGGTTAATAATGCTTGGTATTCTAAAAAGCATAGTGACGGGTCTGAGTGGAGCGGCTGGTTTATTGCTGGCGTTGAGATAGAAGAAGGTAAGCAAATTACATATCAACTGCCTAATAAGTACCTGGGAATTGCTGAAGACAGGTTGGACTACAAGGAGTGTGCGCCGGAATGGGATGGACATACCTCAGCCGATGTTCTGATACGCTTGACAGACTGGATTGACAACGGTTCTTATATTTTTCCAAAGTATTGATGACAGCAACAGCAGTTCAATCCTACCAACTCCGCCCCTACCAAACAAGTCTAATCGCCGAGGTTGAATTGCATTGGACTACTTATCGTCGTCTTTTATTGCAATTGCCTACAGGTGGTGGCAATGCCAGATATTGCTAAATTTAATTACAGTCAGTGGGCTTTTGTCGAAGAAGTAGGAAACCGCAGAAAATTAGACTCTGAAGAAGATTGGGCAAAAGTCCAGTATTTGAAATATCGGAAGAGTTGACACCATTGACCGAAGAGTGAGACGCAGAATAAAGCTCACTCGCTCCCGACAAGCGACCTAGAGCATTGTAACCAGTTAAGCTTATCCACTGAAACCGTTGTACCACATACGTTCCGAGCGTGTCGGCAAAATACTTTTACAAAACACTTGACAATTCTAATCGGGTAGCCTATACTGTTATTAGTTGGGAAGCAAACCACTGCCCGACACACACCGAACTGAACCACGAAAACCAAATGAACACTCAAGCTAAACTTGCTCAAATTGACGCAGAGATTACCGAGTTGCAATCCAAGCTAGCGGAAGCGCAAGACCGTCGAGAACTGCTAGCGTCAGTTAAGCCTGCCTGCGACGCTGCATTGGTAGCGATTGATAAGGTTCTTGACAGGTTGTGTCTAGTCGGACTGTCTAATGAGTTTGGATTAAAGGAAATTGCTGCATTTAAAGTGGCGATTGACGCTAAATTCAAGTTTATGGAAGACGAGGAAGACGAATGTGCTACACAAACTGAAGTTAAAACTCCGCAAGTTGTAAAGCAGTCCAAGCGTACTCAGTCATGCGCTAAAGCTGAAACGAAAGACTACCAAAAACTTGTTTTTGGCGATACTTCTTTTCCTGACCGCCCCGTTCAAAGCAGACAGTTCAAAATCATAATTCAAGAGTTGACGGGAATAGGAATAGAAATTGGCAAAGCTATTGCTAGCCGTTCCGACGTTAAAGGATGGCATCTCCGATGGGGTCAAGACAAAGCTGGACTCTACTGGGCAGTTGGATGCGGTTGGGGTGTTGAAGCTCTAAAATCAGGCGATGAACTAACAGGAAACTGGGAAGGCTTTGACCTTGACCAGCAACTTGAATGCAACGGCATTGCCATTGACGACATTGACTAACTAATAGCAATCGGGGCTTAATTAGCCCCGTTCAATTCTAACCACTTCAAATTACCACACACTAAAACCATGCAAGCCACGAAAACCACAACAAAGACCGAGCAATTCACAGGTACGGTTACAGAAGCTAAGTTAGTAGAAGCGACCGTTTGCGGTATTGACCGAAGTGCGAGACGCAAGCCCCTGGCTTTAAACACGGGAAAAGTCGGCAGCGGTTTCAACCGCCTTCTTTTGTTTCTTCAAATGAGTCGTATTCTTAATATCTATTTGTATTAATGGTTTTTTTTACTGTTAAAATAGTTCTATGAAACAACGATATAAGTACCGCATATATCCAACTTCTCCGCAAGTTTATAGTCTTGCTAAATTGTTTGGATGCTGTCGTGTTGTATGGAACGATTCGCTAGCATCGTGCAATTCATCCGAGAAACTACCCAGTAATGGAGATTTACAAAAAACATTCATTACTCAAGCCAAGAAGTCGGAAGAACGGGAATGGCTAGCGGAAGTTTCAAACATTCCCCTTCAGCAATCAATTGCTGATTTAGGAGTAGCTTGGAAGAACTACTTTGACTCGCTAAAAAGTACGCGAAAAGGTCGGAGAATTAGTCGTCCCAAGTTCAAAAAGCGTAACAGCAGACAGTCGGCACGATTCAGAATCGGAGGCTTCTCTATTAAACATGGGAAAATCTATCTTGCTAAAATTGGAAAACTCAAAGTCGTCTGGTCAAGAGAGTTGCCATCCCCGCCAAGCTCGGTCACGGTAATTAAAGATGCTGCGAACCGATACTTTATCAGCTTTGTAGTTGAAGTCGCTCCGACGAAACTACCCGACAACGGGCAATCAGTTGGTATAGACCTCGGTATAACTGATTTCGCAACCATGAGTACAGGCGAGAAAGTGAAGGCTCCCAAGCCTCTCAAAAAGAATCTAAGGAAGCTTCACAAGGCACAACGCAAGTTAGCTAGAAAGAAAAAAGGAAGCAAGCGGAGAGAATTAGCGCGTCGGAAGGTTGCAAAAATTCACGCCAAAATCTCCGATATCCGTAACGATTTCTTGCACAAATTGAGTACCAGGATTATTCGTGAGAACCAAGCGATAATCCTAGAAGACCTCAACGTTTCCGGTATGATAAAAAACCGTAAGTTATCCCG